CGACGGCTACGGCGACGGCTACGGCGACGGCATTAAACAGATTGCAAAGCAGCCTGTTGCCATTATAGATGGCATTCAGACAATTATCTCTGTTGTGAAAAACAACATTGCCAAAGGTTTTATCCTTAACCCGGATTTAACATTGAGGCCGTGCTGGATAGCAAAAGGAAATAATTTGTTTGCACACGGCGACACTCTTAAAGATGCCGTTCGCGCATTACGTGAAAAGGTTCTTCAATCTTCAAGCATTGAAGAAAGGATCGCAAAATTCAAAGAGGAGTTCCCTTGCTTTAATAAAAAAATATCAGCGAAAAAACTTTTTGAATGGCACGGCATATTAACAGGATCATGTAAGGCAGGAAGAGAAGCGTGGTGCAAGAATCACGGGATTAATTTAACACAGCGATACACGATCCATGATTTCATCAAACTTACGGAAAATTCATACGGAGGCGATATTGTCAAGAGGCTTAAAGGTCAATAAGAAAGCCAACCTTGTGATGAACAAATGAAAATGAAAGGAGAGAAGCAAATGAGCGAAACCATTTACAGTTTAATCGACAGCCTTGAAGTAGGCTTATTTATCGCCTTTATCTTTTCTGTCATAATACACAGAGATAAGCGTAACCATAAAAAGATTACTGAGTTGATGAGAAAAATGTTCGATAAAAAAGGATAACAAATGAAAACAATAGAAGTAACAGTAACTTACAAGTATGAGATTCGGATTGAAGAAAACAATCCGATTGTTAAAGAATATGAAAGTGAAAATGATTTATTGGTAGATTGTGCCAATTATCGTTTTAGCGATGTTTTGCCAGTAATAAAAACTGGAGGGTTAGTTGTTAGGAATGAGGAACTTATCGCTGTTTCTTAAATGCCGATACAAGCCAATTTTTTATATAGAGAGGAGAAAATATGAAAGTAATCTGCAACAAAGCTGGAAGTCCAGGATGTGATCCGGAATGCAAACATTCAAAGGAGCATGAAGTCACAAATCTGGATGGATATCAATGCACGAAAGAAGATATATGCTCGGATTGTGGATTTTGTCGCTGCATCCCGGTAAAGGAAACCAAAAAACATGAAAAAAGAATCACACACCGGAATTAGGAATGAAAAGCTGTTTTGCTTTCATTGTGGGACTTCACAAGTGATGCCAGTTCCCATGCCTGTTTATATTGCAACGGCAATGATCAAAGCTTTTGAAAAAAATCACAGGAGTTGTAAAAAAACGTGGACGGAGCTAGTTCATGATCCAGATGGAAAAAGTGAATGGGAGAATGAAAGATGGTGGATAGCGAATGGAGAGCATGGGATTAGTTCAAAGACTATGTTCAATATCCTTTCTGATGATAATCGGATTCAGAACCTCTATCAAAGCCATCCTCATGACCCTGACGATTTTCGCAGGTGTTATTTGCTCCTTCAATCATGCCCTCACTTTGTTGGGAAATTGCAACGGATGAGGTCGGTAAGTCCAACGTGGTCAAACCTTGTGGATAATTGGGAAAGGCTTACAGAGATGCTTGAATGGCAATTCCAATTTAAAAAAGCAAACGGGATGCTTGAATTTATGGATAGCCTTGTTGTTTGTAATTCACAAAAATAACAAATGAAAAAGTCAAGCATATGCGGTGTTAGCGATATGTTGTTTTTGATTGATTCAATTCGACAAACAGACCAATATATTGCAGATATCTACTTAAATGGCGGATGCTATCAATTTCACTTAATGCTAAAAAAGTTCGCCCCTGAATGTGAGGCAAGGATCACAAAAGAAAGAAATCATATTGTAACTTACTTTAAAGAAAAATACTTTGATATCACTGGTATTGTTGAAGGTCAATTTCAACCGCTAAATCAGCATGAAATTGATATGGCTTCAAAATGGTCATTTGCTAAAAATAAGGCTTTACAAATTTGTGAATGTCCTGTTTGCGGAGAGCCGCTTGTTGTTTAATGCCCCGTCCGGTAAGCGCAGCTAGTGTTAATCATACCAAAGTGGAATTGAAACGGGGATGATTTTAAACTGTCAATTGACGGCAAACTTACTCGGCTGGTGTATTAATATTAGTACCAACTTTTAAATATTCGCAATCTATGAAAAACCTACTCTTAAAACTGAGGTTCTATTACCTCAACCTGACCGGCTACTTTGCTAAACAGCACGAAGTAAAGAAGCTGGGTAATCGAATTTTCTATTATAATTTTTTTAACTATATAGACTGGATCACATGGTGTCCAAACGAACATTGGGGCAACATTAAAGATGACGGGAACCCTTATATTATCTGGCTACCGAAACAAGTTCAGGCTTCCTCAAACGGAATCAAACTCATAACCGATCTCAATAATACGCCAGGCGAACCCGCTATTAAATCCGGACAGATTTGCTTGTGGAAAACTATTTACAGAGTGTTCGGAAGGTACAGAGCAATGATAAAGGTTCCACCAAGAGGCGTACAATACTGGTTTGCTGGGTGGTTAATTGGTAAGGAGTGCATGGAAGAGATTGACATCTTTGAGTTCATGGATAGCGATTCTAAGGGCTTTACAGTCACACTGCACGGATGGGTTAAAGGAGAGAAGAAGATTGTGTTCTCACGGCATTTCAGGCTCACCGTTGACCTGTCAGAGGCGTTTCATCTATTTGAGGTCGATTGGCAACAGGATCATGTTACCTGGTATCTGGATAACGTAAAGCTCTGCGAGTACAGAGGAAAGCACATTCCCACCTGCCCGATGGGCCTGATCGTAAATAACGCAGTTTGCAGAGGCTTCAATCCGGATATGGTCCCGAAAGAGAAGCTCTCACGGATGTTCCCAATGGCCGGGGAGGTCGGAATGGTGGAGATTATCGAGTAATCTCTCAAAGAGGTATTATTTTTTTTCATACTTCTATTGACTTTTTACATATTTTTATTATCTTTGTAATGCTAAGACAACTCCTGTGTTTCAAAAATATTTACAACACCTTACTGCAACGACCGGAGCCGGGAACAGGAGCCCACGGCAGCTCCGGTCTTGCAGGCAAGGGGTTTTCGCGCCATGACCGGTTGGATTAAACTACACAGAAAGTTTTTAGACTGGGAGTGGTATCAGGACATCCCGGTAAAAAACCTTTTCATCCACATCCTGCTCACTGCAAATTACGAGGACAGGAAATGGAGAGGTATGGATATTCATTCCGGCGAGTTAATAACATCAGTTCAACACCTTTCAGAGGGATCAGGTCTTTCGGTTCAGCAAGTTCGGACGGCCCTAAAGAAGCTTGAATCGACCGGAGAAATAACTGTAAAATCAACAAACAAATTTACGCTTGTAACTGTGCTTAAATATAGTGATTATCAAACAATTGAAGAATGCGAGCAACAAACAAGCAACAAACAAGCAACAAACAAGCAACAAACAAGCAACAAACAAATAACAACAACTAAAGAAGGAAAGAAGGAAAGAAGGAAAGAAGTAAAGAAGGAAAAAGACTCGATTGGCGAAATCGCCAATCCCCTTTTCCCGGCATTTATTTCCGCCTACGATGGCTTTATAAAACATCTTACTAACGTTCCCGCTAAAATCAACGGGAAAGAAGGAAAGGCTGCGAAGGAGATAATCAATTACATGACCCGTGCATGTCGAAATAAGAACGCAACGGCAACCGACGAAGACGTATTAAACGCGTTTCGCTACGTACTTGACAACTACGCAAAGTGGGAAAAGTTTCATCAGGGACAGTTGGAGCTCAGTCAGATAAGCAAAAATTTGGTAAATATCATTAATGCGATAAAAAATGGGAGAGTTGACAAGGCTGGAAAGGCTCCTGCCACAGATCCAGCAGACATCCGAAGAATCGTTGAGGCCGGAATTCTATCTGTCACTGTACCGTGACCTTCCACCGGCAAGGGGTGATGAGATTGCAAATGAATGTTCAAGGATTCAGGCCGCCTTTCCTCAACTCCCTCCGACGTTCTTCCTGATCCTCACACAACGAATTGTCGAAAAGAAAATACCAATAAGGCAGATAACCGACGCGGTAAATAACCTTATTGACAATTTCCGCTTTCCAACGCCTACTATCGCCGACATTATCGGGTTCGACAAAAAGGTGAAGCTGTTTTCCCACGCGGAAGTGGTCGCCATGCTGCCGAAGGGCTACGAATTTACAGACTTTGAAAAAATTGAACTTAACGGAAAAATAAGATGGACGCTGAAGTAATTCCCTCCTCTTTCGAGAAGTGGGTAGCAAAAATTGAATCAGAACTTTATGAATACTCAAAAGACGAGTTAGAGCAACTTTTAAAAAAACTCTGTACAATGAGTATGTATGGAACCCTTGACAACTTGATCGATAAGGTCAAATCCGAAATTCAGTACAGATAATGGCCCTGATCAGTCAAGTAATCAACGGAAAGAAGTGTTACGGGTTTGATGACCGGTTTTTTGAGATTCAGGGTAAAAAGTATGAGATAGTGGGTAGTCAATCAACCGGGAGAGGTGCGCATGATGTCATACACACTATCAAAGACGAAGAAGGAAAGTATTACGAAATCCCGATGGAGAAACTTTTAAAACGCTTACTATGAAAATTGATGAATTGCGGACATTCTTGGAATGTGTCTTAATAACGGGAATGATCCTGGTTTTCATTGTGGCACTATCCAACCCGGAAGAGACCGGGAAATTTGTTGGTAAAATGGTTAACGGCTATGAATCAACGCATCAAGTTCGCTAAAACTATCAGGGATATTTTAACAGATAGTGTTGCCTCGGCAGTGCTTGAAGTAAGCAATCCCCTGTACGACATGACTGTTGGCGATGTAGAAAAAATAAAAAATTCGCTATATGAAAGGATCAAACCGGAGCTCGTTAGGGTTGAAAAAGTTTTCAACGACCGAATCAAAAAAATCGAGTTTAACCAGGGCAAAGAACCTGGCAGATAAGTACTTTTCGCTTTACGTTCGACAAAGAGATGCAGATGAAAATGGGATCGTAAGGTGTTGTACATGTGGGAAGAGAGGACATTGGAAGGATTTTGATTGTGGACACTTCATGTCAAGACGGTATGAGGCAACAAGGTTTGAAGAAAAAAACACTGGTGTACAATGTACAGGGTGCAATATCTTCTCCCAGGGGAAGCAGTTTGAGTTTGGAAAGTATCTGGATGGGAGGTACGGAGAGGGAACGGCAGAAAAAATGTTACTAATGTCAAAGATGACGGTCAAGAGAGGCGAATTGGGGTTAAGGTGGATCATTGAAGAGTACAAGAAGAAAATTGAGAGTTTGTGAGAGAGGTTTACACATACGGACGGGTAACGGATGGGATCTTAACGATCCATCGCAGGGCTGAATTTAACCAGGCCCTTAAAAGCCTGACCGACGGGCGGGTTATTCTTACTGTCAGCAAGCTCTATAACAAACGCTCGACGGTCCAGAACGCATACTATTGGGGGGTTATAGTTAATGAATTTCGGGAAGGTTTCAGGGAGATGACCGGGGAGGATATTACCGCTGAAGATGCTCATGAAGTCTTAAAAGAAAAGTGCAACGGGAAGGAGATTGTAAACCAAAAGACGGGAGAAGTGATGAGTGTCGGAAAAACGACCACAACCATGACAACCGTTGAATTTATGGAATACTTTTCACGGTGCAGAGAGTTTATTTTGGAGTGGTTCGGTAGAATTGTACCGGAGCCGAACGAACAGACGGAATTATTTAAAACAACTGAATATGAAGGAAATGACCAGCCGGCAAATGAAACGGCATGCGAAAGTACGAATTAACGGTCGAGAGGTCGAGGTAGTAAGTTATCTCGAACAAATGGCGAAACGGTTGCCTGTAATAATTGACAAAGACGGCAAACCGATTGACCACGCAAAAAACCTCAGATCGGTTTATATGATCGACGGTTACGAAGGGGTAAAGAAGTATCTGAACCTTTGTTCAGGAGTTTTCAAAAGAAGCAGGGCTGGTTGGTGGGCAAGGTGGTATCACAATCTTAAAATCAGGATATGGAAATCGAAGTAAGAAGGACGGAGTTTTACCCGGAGTGTACCCACGGGGAACTTTTTGTCAACGGCGTCAAACTCTGTGACACACTGGAAGACCGTGACAGGGACTATAATAAAGACGGGGACATAACCGATCCGGGAGAGGGGAAGGTCTACGGCCAGACTGCAATTCCGAGAGGGAGGTATAAGTTGATCTTTAGAATGAGTAAACGATTTGGCAAGGTTTTACCGGCCCTTCTTGACGTCCCGGGATTTGAGGGCATATTGATTCACTCAGGAAATACGCCGGAGGACACAAATGGTTGTATCCTACTTGGGAGAAAGCGGAAAAGAGGGGTGATATTAAGCTCAAGGTATTGGATGATGCGGTTCATGGTGAACATGAAATCGGCATTTGATAAGAGTGAAGAAATTAATGTCACAGTGAAATGATCGAAGAGATTAAAAAAGTCGAAAACGACCTGAAGGATTGCGCTGAAGCAATCAATAAGAACTACACGAATATCCAATTTTACGGAAAGCCTTATATCAGGAATCTCATTGTATTGAGAGAATTGAATATTTTAAAGACGTTTCCCGGCACTGCAAAAGAATACCTCACAATGTTACGGCGTCGGATGAATGAAGGGTTTGAGGGCGAGTTTTCTGAAATTGTCACCGTTGCACGAAAAGAAGCGATGCAAAAGATTGAAGGAATCCTCCAAAACCAGACATATGAAAACATCAATTTTCAATCAGATCAGACCGTACCTCTTGGATAGAAACGCTAATCAAAAAAGCGATAGGTCAGAAATGACCCCTTTTTTTATGCTACCTATTGACATTTGTGTTTTATTATACTACTTTTGTATCCTGTGAGCAAACGGGATTCAAAGAAGTTAACCGCAAAGCAAAAAGCCTTTTGCCGGGAATATACAAAGTGCTGGAATGGCACAGAGGCCGCGATAAAGGCGGGTTACTCACAGAAAATAGCAAGGATTACAGCATCTCAGATACTAACAAAAGCTAACATTCAGGAAGAGATCGGGAGGCTCCAGGCCCCGGCCCTGAAAAAGGCTGAGGTTACCCGCGAAAGCCTTGTTGCCGAACTGAGCAAAATAGCCTTCTCTTCAATTTCCCACCTTCACAATACATGGGTCGAGCGGAAAGAGCTCGATCAGCTTACCCAGGATCAAAAGGATTGTATCCAAGAAATCGACACGAAGGTTGTAAAGAAGGAGACCGGCGACGGGGAAATCCTTTATGTCGAATATGTCCGTATCAAGCTGTACGACAAAATGAGGGCAATGGAGATTTTGAATAAGATGCTGGGATTCAACGAACCGGACAAGCATGACATCAATGAGAATGTTGCCGGGTTCAACATAACCATCAAAAGAGAATGAGGTTAGACGTTGAATTTACGGCTAAACAGGGGCTTGCGTGGGATAAGCTCAACGATGATCACACGAAGTTCACTTTATTTGGTGGCGCGGCGGGTGGCGGTAAGTCGTGGCTACTTGCAGCGTGGCTTGTTATGATGTGCTGCAATCCAAATATGCCGGGGACAAGGTGGTTTATAGGCAGGGAGGAGTTAAAGAGGTTAAGGGAATCAACGCTGGAAACGCTATTCAAATTTTGTTCAACTGTCGGTGTTCCGAAATCTCAGTACAAATACAACGGTCAGGATCATTTTATACGTTGGAGAAATGGCTCCCGGATCGACCTGCTTGATTTAAAGTACCTTCCATCCGACCCTCTTTATGAAAGATACGGGTCTATCGAATACACCGGTGGGGCAATGGATGAAGGAGGAGAAATTCATTTTGGAGCCTTCGACGTTTTGAAAACAAGGATCGGAAGGTGTCACAACGAAGAGTATGGTTTATTACCAGCAAAGATGCTTATAGGGTCAAATCCTAAAAAGAATTGGCTTTACAAATATTTCTACCTGCCGAATAAGAACGGAACCCTCCCGAAAGAATACGCCTTCATCCCCGCCTTGGCTACCGAGAACCGCTTCCTTGACAAAGGCTACATTGACAACTTAGACGGGATCACGGATAAGGTGACGAAAGAAAGATTAAAGTACGGAAATTGGGAGTACGATGACAACGCAAATTCCTTAATTCACTACGATAACATCCTGAATCTCTTTACCAACCTTTTTGTCCAGCCGGGGTTAAAGTGCATCACCGCTGACATAGCCAGATTTGGAAAGGACAAAACAACGATAGGCCGGTGGAACGGACTGAGGTTGGAGGAGATCGAAACGATACCAAAGTCCAGCATCCCGGAGGCGGCAAAGAGGATCAGGAACATTGCTACGGCTCACGGTATTCCTATGAGTAACGTGGTTGTCGATGAAGACGGAGTGGGTGGAGGCGTAGCTGATATCCTTATGTGTAGGGGCTTCGTGAACGGCTCAAGACCTATCGAAGTAAAAGGGAAGCCCTGCAATTACAACAACCTCAAAAGCCAGTGCTCTTTCCTTTTCTCTGAGGACGTGAACGCTCACCTGGTTTACGTCAATTCAAGTTCTGAGAATGAAAAGAATCTCATAATCGAAGAGCTTGAACAGATAAAGGACGCCTCGATTGACACTGATGGAAAGAAAGCAATCGTATCAAAGGACAAAGTAAAAGATATCATTGGGCGGTCACCCGACTACTCCGACATGATGATAATGAGAAAATATATAGACCTGCCACATACGACAAAAATACGTTCGTGGCATTAAAATCAAAACTATGGCAAAACAAACAAAACCCCCTGTAAAGGAACCGGAAGAGATGACGGTTAAAACATTAACATCTGACATCCTTCTCGATCTGAACGAATCACTGACGAACTGCATCCAGGCGCGCGACATCGCACGAAGGAACGGCGACGGATCGGTTGGAAGGTTCATCACGGCTGAAGACAACATCAAGAAAACGATCAAACTCCTCTCTCCGATATGCTTACCGTAAAGGTCAACGACAATCTTTTCGAAGTCTGCGAATCCTGGAAGGATATCACCATAGCCAAAGCCGTGGAGCTGTATAAGATCAAGCTCCCGGAAAAGCTGAAGGATATCTATAACCTGACCTACTATTCCCGGCTCCCTGAGAAGGAGAAAGAAGTTACTTTGAAAGAGCTTCAGGCGAAGATCACGGATGAAGACAACCACAAACATTTTCCCAGATTCTACGCCAGTGCCTTAGAGATCCTTTCAAACATCCCTCATGATATTATCATGAAAACGGATGTGATCAGCGTAAAGGCTCTTTATTTCGAGTACCTGCAAAAGTTCGTAGAAGGGATTTTCTTTTTCCCTCAGTATGAATTCAAGCCGATTACCTCTTTCGAGTTCAAAGGTGAAACATACTGTCTGCCAATGAGCCGGGAAGTATTCGGTACTGACGTGCCTATGGCCGACATCACAGCTATGGAGTTCATCGAAAGCGCGAATATGCTTTCCGCAGCTACCTCACTTCAAAAGGATCTGTCGAAACTTGCTACGTTGGTGGCAGTTATTTGCAGACCAAAGGGGGAGAAGTACAACGAACAGACAACCATCAAAAGGACGGAGGAATTCCAAAGCCTAACGATGGACGTGGTTTGGAATGTTTTTTTTTCTTTGGCCGTGCCATTGATTACCTGGCATCAGTTAGAAGCAATGTCTTCGCTTCGAAAGGTGGGGGAGGGAAATTGAACAAGGATCTGGCGCAATTTGGCTGGTATGGACACGTGCTATTCTTAGCCGAGGGGGTGGAGAATATCAAACTGGTAGAGCAAATGAACCTGTACGACTTCTTAACAGCCCTCTCATATAAGATAGCGCAAAACGAAGCAATGAATGAGCAAAAGTGAGGAAATAGCAAGTTTACAAGGTAAGATCGAACTGATTGATCATCTGCTTGAGTGGCATTGTAATTGCGAACTGAAACAGGAATCCAGGCTTTACCTTCAGAATTTAAGATACGCCTACAAAACAAAGATCGATGAACTTAGCGACCCTGATGACGGACTTAGCGGTATGTAACGCTGAGGTAAAGGTCAATAACGTAGTTACTCAGACAAGTTTAGGCCTGTCTTCTATCCAGATGGGGTTTCTGAATGACCTCAATGTTCAGGATGAAATATTTCCCCTTTGTTTGGTTATTCCTCCCTCTGGTGGTAGGCTTAAAGACAAAACACACAAAGATAAATTAGACGTCTATATAATTTTCTTAGACCGTTCGACCACCGGGGAAAGATATACACCAGCTGAGAGACCGGCTGTTTATGAATTAATAAAAAATACAGGTTATGCCCTGATTGATCGTTTGTTTGCGCTGACAACCCAAACCGGTCCAAAATATCAGAGGATATCAGATGAGTCTCACGAGCGAAATCTTGATGAAATAATATCCCAGCCATGTATTTGGATGCAATTTACATTAACCGTTAAAACCGCTGACTGTGTTTGAAGAAAAGATAGCCCCTTTGTGTAAGTTCCTTGAGAATGAGTTAAGAGACAAACTCAACAAGCAGGATCATATCGCAACGGGGAAACTCAGGGAATCGATCAAAACAACGGTAGAGAAGACCGCTAAAGGGTACACAATAGAAGGTCGATCGGAGTTTTACGGAAGGTTTGTTGACACAGGGAGAAAGCCCGGTGGAAAGAGAGTCCCGATATCAGTCCTTCTTTCGTGGATTCAGGTTAAGGGCATACCACTGAACGGAAAGAAAGCCATTGACGTGGCGTGGGCCATTCAAAGGAAAATCTATCAGAACGGCATACCGACAAATGGCGATAAAGAGAAAACCGGTTTCATAACGAAAACACTGGGAGATAACGAAGGAAGGATAAAGGGCGACATCGCTACCGCTTTGGGCAATGAGTTCACCGTGGATCTTCACAATTTAATCTGGGACGTTCAAAAAAGATTATAAATGTCAGTCTGGACAATACTTGAACCGGGGGCCATTGCACCCGCATACAATCCGATGATCTTTCGGGTTCAAATCTTGGAACCCGGTTACACAATCATGAAGGCCTGGGCGGGAATCTATGTAAGAGAGACACCTACCAGCGCGCTCACGTTAAGAGCTATAAAGGTCGAAGAGATCGAGGAAGACTATTACCAGTTCGACATTTCAAACATCATTCAGTCCTTTCTTTCCTTTGACCTACCGGATACTTCAGGTGGTAACGCGGTAGCGATAACACCCTTAAATAACTCCTCTGTCGAGTATCAGGTAAAATTCAAAGCCCTGATTGAAGAGGACGGGGTCGTTGTTGAAAGCGGGGAATACCTCACACCGATAAAGGTGGCTGTTAACGCGGTGGTTCCCGATGGTGGGGATTTGATCGACAATACAATACTTGGTCAGATCAGAGGCACGAACGCCCTTCAACGTGCGGCAGTTGTCTATGAGAGAAACACGGGGTTGCAGATGATTTCTGGTGATGAAGATTTTTATTCCGGTGAAGGAAAAGATATTTATGTAAGAGATTTTGATGATTCATTTGACTTAAATTTTGGATAATGGCAGTATTAACCTATGCCCAATTAGTGGCAAAGAAAGACCTGATCATCGTTTCAGGCACGCAGTACGGAATAACAGCGGAACAGCTTAATGACCTGTTTCTGGACATCTGTGATTCAGTTGTTTTCTTCGATTCGTCTGGAAATTCTCTTATCATCGATGACGTGGACGCTGACGAATACAAGGTCGGAGGGGTGAAAGTCGTAGGCTCCCAGGGAGCGGCAATACCCGGCTGTGTATCACCGACGACGACAATTTCTGACGCAGTGGCAAAGACGGCAATAAATGAGCTAAAGGAAAGAGTAGATGACCTGATTAATGCCCTGACAGCGCATGGATTAATCGCAGCACCGGAGGAATGATGAGTTACTGGTCAGGAGTTAAGTTCCTAACGAACGCACCGTATATAAGGCCAATAAGGACAGGGGAAACGTACTGTCTTTCTATCCTCACGGGTGCAGTTGGAACGGCAAGGTTTCGGGCCGTTATCAAAGTGGTCTATCCTGTGCCAAGCCCTTCGACACTGAAGGAGCGGTACTACTTCTCTGACTTTGTAACACCCGTAAAGAACATGATTCAGTTCACCGTGAAGATCCCGACGGGTGAAACGTACTTCGATTACATGGAGGTCTATGTATCGGATGACATTTCACAAAGTAGTGGAACCGAAAGGCGGGTCTATATTCCTGATTTTTCAAGCAAAAAGAACGAAATCCGGTTTGCCTGGCTGAACCTCTTGGGGGGGATTGATCATTACACCTTCACAGGGTCAAAGGCGTCACAGGTTGACGTTGACAAAAGAGATTTATTTGAAAAGGCAAGGGCATACCCGTTTTCAAGTACCGACATAAAAACCGGTATTCTGAAAGTCGATGGGACAAAGAATTTGTTTGCCTTCTCAGATTTTGAGAACACGGAAACTTATGAGTGGTTAAGCGAAATCATTACTTCTCCTTACGTGTGGGTTGTCGAGGATGGGGATTATATCCCCGTTGTGATTACGAACAAGTCCATGCAGGTGGAGAATGAAGAGCTGGTGCAGTTGAAATTGGAATATAGAAAGTCAATCCAGAGAAGCGTGCAACATGCTTGAATTACTGATAAATAACCAGCGCGCGGATATCTACGAGGATCAGACGAAGGTTGCTGTTACTTACGCTATTTCCGATATTTCAGACGTCGAGAAGGCGAAAGACAACACCACGAAGACCATAAGACTCCCTGGGACAGGGAACAACCTTAGAATATTTGGTTTCCCTGAAGACATGAATGTTACCTCTTTCAAGGGGCAAAAGGAGAGTTATACGGGGGTCATCAAAGAAAATGGCACTACGATAATGACGGGGGTGGTAAAGCTATTACAAGTTACCAGGGAGAGCGACACCGTATATTTTGACGTGGTTATTGTTGGCAATGGTCGCCCCTGGGTTATTGAGATGACCGAAACGGACTTGATCGGTACGAATATCGGAGGCAATCACTATCTGACAGCCTCAGTACAGACGGCCAGTGAGGTCAACAATTTTGTCTATTCCTACGGGTTGCACAATACCGGCTATATCGGTGGTGAAGTGGAGGTGGAGAAAGTGGAGGATGACGGGAATGGCTTTTGTAAGTACACCCTAAAAGGTACTTCCACGATTCACAATTTAAAGACCTGCTTTGCCAATGGTGACACTATCATAGGTTCTGGATTTTCAATCAGCGCTTACAACACAGCTCAAAAGATAACAGAGAATGTTCAACCTCATATCGTTGTAACGGATTGCCCGTTCCAGGAAACATCCTCCGGGTTACTGAGGGAGAAGGTTGGAAAGGTCTATGTAGAAGATAGACCTCTTTTGCTGAATGTTTACAATGTTCTGATTAAACTCTTTTTGGAGTATGGCTATCAGATAAGTTCTATATTCATAAATTCCGATTTTTTCAAAGCCCTGTATTTTGACCCGGCCAACTTCAAACATTCCGAGGAGTTAATCGAGGAGGAGTATTGCAAGGTTGGGTTAAATGCTTCTCAGGTTGAGACCCTTGGGCCTACGGTCATTATGCAGGTTGGGTTTGATAAAGTGATATCTGACATTTCAGAGCATTTCGATACTTCTTTACACAACTACAAAGCCCTCGATTTTTACCGTGTTAAGTTCTTAGCGTCGATAAAAGTCAAAAGCACGGTAGAAGAAACAGCCCAGGTTCTTTTCGGTGTCAATGGATCTATTAATTATAACACCTCCTGTCCGTTGGCAACCGTTGACGTTGGAGAAAACTTTACTACTGTTGACTGTGAAGCTGATTTGAGGTTAAACAGCACGGATACGGTACAGGTTTACCTTGTATTTCCTACCGGATACTCAGGAGATGTAACTATTTCAGTCGATGACACCTATTTGGAAGCAGTCCTTCAGCCTACGATTGTAAAGGGTTTTTACGTCAATCCTTCGCTCTATTTACCCGATATCAAGCAAATCGATTTCATACGGGCGATCCGGCATCTGTTTCAATTACAATTCCAGACAGACAACGCGAAGAAGATAGTTTACATTGAGCCGAGGGATACCTACTACGAATCCACGGTAATGGATTGGTCGGAGAAAACGGACATGTCCAGCGTGACACTTGAGGAATTGGGTTCAGAACTCACAAA